GTAGACTTGATGCCTGCGTCCCATCTGATACACTTCCTTGGCAAACACATTGTTCCAAGGTGATAGCTTATGCATGAAGTCTTCACCGAAAAGGTTCTTGATACGATTGCAGATGTAAGGAATGTCGAAAAACTCTGTGTTCCATCCAGTGATAATGTCTGGATAGATCATACGCCACTCGTCAAGAAACTTGATGAGCAAGTCATCCTCATTCCTACACAAGCGATAGTCCACATCCTCACGATAGTTTTGAAACTCATGAAGACCCCAGACAACAATCTTCTTGTTCTGGTGGTTCTTCATAGTGATTGACAGTAGTGGTTCTGCGGCATCCTGTGGATTAGGAAAGCCGTTCTCACACTCCACCTCAATATCAATGGTCACAATCAGTATCTGGTCTTTGTCCCACGGTATATCATTAGGATACTCATCACCAATATAGCAATATGGATACTGCGTATTACCAAATACAATATTTTGATTTGCACTCTGTTCAACCCATGCTTTCGCTTCCTTTATGGAGTCGAAGTTCTTGGGAAGCACATCCTGGCCATCAAGAGTCTTGTATCCTGTATACTCATGTACTTTATTGAATAATGTAGGTCGATAGTTGACCCGCTTGGATACTCGTTGACCGTCCTCGACACCCCTCACTAGAAGAGAGTTGCCACGCTGAATCACATTTGTATAAAATTCCATTATAAAAGTATATCACCTGTGTGGTTAATTGTCAAGTCTCTCTTTTCTTTCCGATATTATATTTCGTCTCCAGCAACCACTCATTTTTCTCTTTGTATGTTAGGATTTTGATTTGACTTAGTGGTGCTGCTTCATATGGGCTTTCACTCATTATTTGAATCAACCCCCAATCCTGTAACAGATTTGCGATTGTGTTTCTGCGAGACAGATCGTTTGTTGATATGTTGGTTCTCTTTCCATCCAGAGCAAATAGCTCTTTGAAATGCACAATGTAATACCGTCCTTGCTTGTGTAGGATATGACAGGATTGATACAGTTTTTTCTCTTTTCGAGAAGCAACACCAATGCGTGATAATGTCTCTCTAACCTTTAGAAAATCATCGGGTTCATTTAGACCCACTTCAAGTAGTTGTTCTTGTGTCCAGTTAATTTCTTCCATCTCTTCCGCCTTTTCTCATTTTTTGTTTTATGGCAGAAATTTGTTCATCATCCAGTATATCAAGAGCAACCTTTGCTTTCTCGTTGTTGTATCCATAGAACTCTTTAACATACTCTAGATTCTCTAATTTCGTCGCCTTCAGCCAAGGTGTGTATCTTTTCCTTGGACGCAGACTATTTATTAAAAAATCAAACTGAAGTTTCTTGTCTAGATGGTGAAACTGGTTGATCTCATTTACCAGCATGATTGTGTCTTGAAATGGTGCAACACACTTGTTTACGACAAATGGCGGATACTTCTTCTCCCATATCTCATCTTCTGTGTCCATGAGCTTTTCTTTGGTAGAATTTACCGCATTTAGATAATCTTTCAATTCATACATATGTCAAGCTCTCCCGCTGTCATAACTTATATAACCATAAGCTTCTTCCAGTGTCATTTCTTTTCTACTGCTTTGTTCTTCATTATTTGCATAATCAATTAGCATGAGGTTTTTTCTTATTTCCTTATCATCAATCACTGATATTTCTGTTTGTCGATCTGTCTCTCTTCCAAGAATGCAAAATAGATATACAAGGTGTTCAGCGTCTTCACCAATAATACCCTGCACCACACATCTGTCTGATGTAGTTTGATGATGAAACACAGCTGTGCCATAGATAGAATGATACAATCCCGCATCTTGAACATGCTGTGCAACATCCATATCCTTTAGTATATTAAACACTCCAACAAGATGCTCAAGTAGAGTTCTACCACTATGAGGAATCTCATCTGCTCCCATCGCTTTCAAGAAATCAATTTTTGTAGAAGTCGAGTCGCTCATCATTTGCTCCAGAGATGTATGTCTTAAACACAATAACAGTCCTCAATTCATAGCATTGACGAGAGACTGGCATGGCTTGGTGTGGTATTTTTGCATTGAATACAATCAACCGATTTCCAACATATGGAACCAAATCCTCACCCACACGGGTTCCACCACCCCAATCTCTCTCCCAATCGAGTCTAGGGTAGTATATCATAGTAAAGTCACCATCATCTGTATGTTCATGTGGTTCAATACCATGTGTGTGTGAATTTAGGTAAATACGCTTGTATGTCTCAACATCGTAGGTATTTTTGAAATCGTATTTGTAAAACGCAGCATTCCATAGAGGCAACACAAAATCAAACCCATTCTGTATCACTTCATTCTCATCATTACCACAAAGGACATGCCAGTGCTTGTTTACCTCTCCCTTCTTAGAGTTATAATCATATTTCCAATAGACTTCCTTCATTTGAAGATGGATCAGTTCTGCAACATGGTCCTCCAACACATTGTCGTATATTTTCAGTTTATTCATATTACACCTTCCACCCTTCACCAAACTCTGTCTGGTCGAAAATAGCGTCTGCAAATTTATCGTCCGCTCCTCCCCGTTGATTAGAATCAGCAAGGCCCTCTTGTTCTGCATCCTCTACATCATACAACTTCATCTTTGCTCTGTCAATACCAATAACGAATCTTTTATTAGTGGTAGGGTCATTGTAACGATTCTTTAACTGTTTCACCGCAATCTGGTTGAGTTCGTCAAGCTCTTCATTACTAATGAGCGCAAACATGAGGTCAGCCGTAGCAGGCAGACCAAAGCTCTCTGACGTATCTTCCAAGCCCACATCACTATTGGAGAACCCACTCCTTGTGGTCTGTGTAGCCGACATAATCGGGACGTTTGTTTCAACTGCGAGTCCCCTAAGTTCTTCAGCAATTGCCTTGATATACATGTAGCTGTTGACATTTCCATTCGCCTTAAATCTTGATGATGCACATATGTTCAGATAGTCAATAAAGATGATATCTGGTTTGAATGACCTCTTGATGGCCAGTTCCTTTATCAATCCTCGAAAGTGGTTACTGTGTGCTGATGCAGTAGGATATTCCTTGATAATGAGTTGACCATTTGTCTTCTGTTCGATGGCTTTCATCTTGTCATCATACATCTGCTTGGGTAACTCATGCAAATCATCTATAGATATATTCATGAGGTTTGCATCTATACGTTCAGCTATACGCTCTTCAGCCATCTCCAGAGTGACGTATAGGACGCTTCTACCCTGACTTAGACAGTTTGCTGCCATATGACACATAAACAGCGACTTACCCACACCAGTACCCGCAAGAGCGATATTCAGTGTTTTCTGTGGTAATCCACCCTTGGTGATGCGATTGAAGAAGTCCAGATCAAATGGTATCTTCTCCTCTACTTTATGGTAGAACTCAAAACGGGAGTCTGCATCGCATAGGTAATCATGACCAACACGGTTATCAAAACCAACAGCCAAGGCTTCTGTAAGAATACTTGGCAAAGCATCGACGCCTCTAGCTTTATCCTTTCCATCAATAATTTTAATCCCATCCACAATTGCATTGTATACCGCCTTATCCTTACAAAAATCCTCTGTTGTCTCCACTAACCACTCAAAGTTCGCATTATCGTCCGATTCAAGTTCCTTAACTACCGATAAAACCCGTTTGTAATCATCTTCATTCAAGTCACCACGGCTGTCCAGTTCGACCTCTAGAGCGTTCTGGTTTGGTAGGTCATTGTATTTGTCCACGAACTTCTGTATCTCTTCAAATACAGTTCGTTCTATCCTGTCAGAGAAATAGTCACCTCTGATGAAGGGCAGCACCTTTCTTGTGTATTGTTCATTATATATCAGATTTGTCAAAATCGTCTGTTCAATTGTTGTCATTCACGAACCTTCTTTTCATCTCTGTGTATGCCTTTATGATAATGGACTTACCGCCCACATTTGGAGCGCCCATGTTGGTGACATACTCATTCCAATTTATTTTTTCTAATATGTCTCGCACATATGGTTTGCGAGCGTTAAATAGATAATGTGTTGTTGTCTCTACTGGTATATCATCTATCTCACATATACCAATCTTACCCCAATACTTCAATCCAAATTGCCAGTATTCTTTATTTTTCAACTGTTCTCTTACGATGGGTCTTCTAGCCACATTATCACACGTTAGGAAGAAATCAAAATCTTCATGTTTTGTGGGCGGAATCTCTCTTATTCTTAGGTCTTCCCCCATACTAACCTTTGACCATATCTGCATACAGCAATTTACATCATGTGGTTTACCATCTTTGACAAAACTATTTTTAGGAAGTATTTCACTGAAATATAATCCAAAGTTAGGGTCTAGCTGTTTATGCACTTTCCATGATGATTGATACTTTGCTGGAAATATGAAAGCAATTATGTGTGCAAATTTTGCTGAATGATTAAAAAATCCTTTTGCAAGCGGATTCATATAACCTGTGCCAAATGGTGGATTACCGACAACCGCAATCTTTATTGGATTGGTTAGAGGATCATATGGTGATTTGTATTCAAAAAAATCTTGTTGTAATATTTGTGTTTGACCTACCCGAATTAAATCTGTTGGTTTTATGTCCATGCCAATTGCATTATCTGGTAAATAGCGTAATATGTTGCCAGAGCCAGCACTTGGCTCCAGCACCATATCGAAGTCATCAAGAGGACATATCTCATTGATCTTGTCCACGAACATTTTTGCAATGTCAGGATGAGTATAGAATTTATCTAGATTATCTATGACTATTTCCCCTCCTGTACGCATAGAACAGGTTTGTGTCCATATGCATTTTTAAACGCTTCCGTGATCATTGTTTCTTTATCACGAACAGTAGAGTAGACACATTCCTTTGTCATACCAAAACGAGTTTCTTTTTCTATTTTTTTTGGAACTGATATACCATAAATTCCAACTTCCATGTCGTTCATTACAGCGTGGGCATTGCACTCTGAAATGATAAAGTTCGTGGTAGAGCAAGAACCTTTTTTCATCGCACGACTAGTGCCGCAAGAATATGATCCGTAACGAGATTTCAAAGAGGTAATTGTCATACCAAGTTTTACGATGTGACCATCATACACAAGACAATACAACCACTCACAATCTTCATCTATCCACAAGTCATCTTCTTTTATATAGTCAATTTTTTTACCATCATAGTTTTCATCATCGGGGTCAAAATATTCACGAACTTTTTTCCCCTTGGGCGGAAAAAATTTCTCTATGTTGGGAGCGCACTTTGCAACCAAAGTCGTCTTTTCACCAATGGTTTTCTCGAAGTCTTCTATGGTGGGTTCATTTGAGATATCAAACGTGAAACTACCATCGAAGATATACGATCCCAACTTCTCGTAACTCTCTGTCGCTTTACTCATAACAACCTCTTTGTTTTCTTACTATACACATTATCGCATCATTTAGTAGGTTTGTCAAGCACTATTTCACACTTTCATATGAGCGTTGAAACTCATACTTCTTCTCTCTCCCTCACTGTAGAAGGGATAGACAAAATGTTTTAGGTATGATGGGAACACCAGCAGTTTTCCAACCTCTGGCTTGAACTTCAGATAGTTGGTTCTCATGTCTTGTGTCTCACCATACATGAACTCAATGAGCCCATTAGTAGGATAGTGGTCTTCAAGCTCTTTGTCAAGCTCTTCTTGCATCTTTGGCGGTATCTTCAGATAGATTACAGCAGAGAAGTCACCACTATGATGATGGCTAGGATTATACTCTCCAGCGTATTGACTAACGATCCAACTATGTGTCAGATGGATATTGTCAAGTGTGGGTTTCACACCACTAGAAACCTCACTCCATTTGTGTGACCTATTCTTTGATATAATATATTTTAGGTAATCCAAACACGCTTGTCGCATGACCTTGAATAAAAAGTCTCTGTCATCACTATTTGATACAGGTATTTGAACCTCTTTGCTCACCTTACCAACAAGCTTGTGTGACCAATCCCATTGAACACTCTTCTGCTTATCACTCAAGACAGCATCACCAGTATCATTCACAATGTCAACAAATCTCTTGGGAACCGTGGATTCCATTATGGTAGGGCTAAATGCCTCTAGAAATTTAGATTGCGTCTTCTTCCTCTTCATCATCCATATCCTCACCTTGAGTGTCAATAATATCAACCAAAATATCACCTATGAGAGTAAAAAACTCCTCATCAAATTCTTCTTTTGACACACCATAATTATCCACTATGTCAAACTCAAATCGAAGCGGTAAATTTCCATCCTCATCCTCTTCTTCATTAACACTTACCACACCATACTTGTATACAACACCATGATATTTCCCATTATCGGTGATACAAATTGACGATACATCATCGCCCTCTTTTGCAACAAAAGTATATTTATCCTTCACCTGTCATCTCCATCAAACGATTAACATCCTCATTGTTGGGAAATTTCCTATGAAGTTCATGCACTCTGTCTATAGCGTCTTTTTTTCGATCTACCTTCCATAATCTATATACGGTTTCAATATCCCATTGACTTGGTTCACCAAGCGTTTCTGGCTTCATATAGTGAAGATAGCTTTGCAGTAGATATTTCGGTTTCTTGATAGGTTTATTACCACGGTGCAACCAAGGCCACATTGGAGGGAAAACCAATGCTGAACCAGCGACACAATCAATTTCTTTATCAGCAAATTCTGTGCTACCAGCTTCATTATCATCTAGATACACAAAGAATGCTAGAAATCTAGCATTAGATTGACCATCATTAACATCAACATGCCAATCAAACATGTCAGCATCATTGTCAAGATACCTTTTAATTTTGATACCTTCCATACCATATTTCTCTGGCCATAATGCGCTTGTGCTTTCACTATATTCAGAATTGATACTACGAATACACAGGTCTTCCTTATATTTTTCTATGACACTTTGAAATGTATTGAGACATACATCAAATTCATCTTTAAAGACACCCATATTCTCCATGAGCGCAATCTCTGTAAATCGTCTACCCTCTTGTGGCATGGTTGACAGTTTGTTTTCGCACTCTACAAATTTTTCGATTAAGGTCTTGCAAAATTCCTTATCTAATACATCATAATACTGACGTATATAACTCTCCATAATATAATCCCCATAATTAATTATCGTAAGAAACTTGCTTCTTACTTATCTTGAAATACACCTCTTCTGGATTGTTGTCATTCCACTCGTTTGCAGAGATGTACTCATAGATATACTCCTCGCTGTTGTCATGAACTTCATCAAATTTAGCTACAAATTCATCTCTGTTGCATATCTTTCTGTGTGCTGTTGTCCACAGTCGGGTCCAATTTGGTTCCATTTCCTGTTCCTTTATTTTCTAGCTCATCAAGCTTTTTCTCAAGCTTATTTATCTTGATTTCCTTTGCCACAGAATCAACACTACCAATGACACCACTGATAACAGTCATGGCCATACAGCCGTTAAGAGCGAGAATTGATATAAACATCAAGCTCATCTTGAGTAATATCGACGCCCTCAACGATTTCTTGATAGTTTTTAAGGTGTTCATTTGCTACCGCTTCCTTGGATTGACCGTGATATGCCACAGCGTAGTGGTTCTCAATCATCCATTCATTTAGAGTTGTCTGCCTGTCTTCTTTTGCATCGTATATTTTGAACTTACCCAGTATCCTGCCAAACTTACCAGCCTTGTCTTGCACTGTGACTAGTGTTTGTGTGGAACCAACAGGCATATATGTTTCCACCATCTTCTTCGCTTCAAGACCAAACTTCTTCTCCACCAAGTCTCTTGTTCTGCTTTCTGGCGTATCGATGCCATGTAACCTAATGCGTTCCTTATGCATCCACATACCAAACCCAAGGTCAATATCAACATCTACTGTATCACCATCCACCACTCTTACAATTTTGCAACTATATTCATACATGATTATACTCCAAAGGATGCACCACAGCCACAACTGGATGTTTGCATTGGGTTTACTATCTTCAAATAACTACCACCTAATTCGTTCACATAATCTATCTCTGACCCGATAATGTACATCTCTGCTAGTGGGTCAACAATCAAAACGTCCTCTATGGGTTTCGACCAATTCACATCAGCAATACCCTCATCTGTGGACAGCCCCCAGATATACTCAAATCCAGCGCATCCACCAGACTTAACTCCAAGTGTAACGTGACCCCCGTTTGAAACAGAGGCCATGTAATCCTTTGCTGATTGTGTTATTGTAATCATATTGTTATTTATGGTTTTGGTGGATGGTAATCCTGATCCGTATCATAGAATTCACATTCATTCCACCCTTTCTGTTTTTCCAATTGTAGAACAACATCCAACCATCGTCCAAATAATTGTTTTGGAACATCGCTGTTGTCTGTCCTTGGAATACAGGCTGTACTTGTCACATCAGCTTGAACTTCAACAGGAGTTCTCTCTGCCATGCACACTTGCATACTAGGCAATTTAACCTCATATGTCGTGCCAGATACCATTGTAATAATCATTAGTGCTTTAATCATTCTTTAGTGCTTCCTCATAAATTGCAGCTTTCACATTGATAACATCTTCTAATCGACTCAACCTATTACGAACACATCTGGGAATACTACCCCTAAACTTATTCGATAGAAACTCATACTCATCTGTGAGAGTCTTGAGCTTACGCATATTGAGCTTTCCTTTGCGCTCTCTATCCCTATCAGGATTAAATGTTGTCATTCTCCCGCTCCTTCCAATTCCTCAATTCGCCTTTCCAACACATAAACAGCACCATTCATTTGTGCTATATCACCGAGCCATCGGGGATTGCCCGGACCCCCCGGCAATGTGTCCAACCTTGACCTCAAGACTTCAATCTCTGATTTCAGCACTTGCCTGGTCAGTATCGTAACCGAATCAGTATTAACTTGCATTCAACAACTCCTCATTTGTCGTTTCCAAAATCACATACTTGCCAAAATACTTATCAAATATCTTGACAAGATTGATGTAGTCGCCAGACTTCATCTCCACGATAATCTTATCACCGTCAAGTCCTACTTGATTAGCAAGGTTCATGGCAGTTGCCAATAGGTTATTTGCATTACCTTGTACACAATCAAGATTGATATAGAACTCACGATCTTGTGTTGGGCGTATCATTAGACTTCCCTTTTCTTTGTGGTAAATGTCACATCACCAGTATCCATCAATTCATCAATAATATCATCGATGTCGGTCAAATCAGTATACTCAACCTCACCGTTGGCAACTGCATCGCTATACATCATGCGAATGTACTCTTCATTAACCCAGCGATTTGCGGGATATACCATGTTGTATTCAACCATTCTAGACTTCCTTCCAAACCAGTTCTTCAGTTCCAACGAATTCATACTTTCTATTTCCAATCAGCACCATGTCACCGACACTGGTACTCCGACAAGTGGCGTCAGGGAACATTGGCGTCACTTCTTCGTTGTTCCACCACGCATCGTTGATGCTGTTGGTCTTGACGAAAGCTTCTTCCATCTTCATCCGGTCAGTTAAAGTCT